AAAATGCGATTACTAATCTTACTGTCTCTACTTGACCTGCTGCTCTCGTGGTTGCTGTTCTATTCTCCACAAACATTACATCACCTGAATTATGATTAATTAAAGGTACTCCTACTGCTGTGATATCATCACCTGCAGAAGATGCACCCGTTGCGCGAGTAAAATGAGATGTAGTAAATGTACCAAAACCTGTAGATTCATTTTGTATATAATGTAATACACCACTAGCGTTATTATATTCTACACATATACCTTTAGCACCAACTGTGCCTGAAGTATGACCTTCAAAAGCAAAGTCAGCAACATATGTACTAGCTAATGCAGCAGGAATTGTTACGCTCTTACATGTATTATATGTATTAGCTTCTGCAACTTGAGCAATAGTACCTGTAGTTGAACCAGTTAGTGTTGTAACAAGAGCTTTATATACTTCTCCAACAACTGGGTCACCACTTGTTGACCCTGCAGTTGCCCACAACGCATCAGTAGTTGTACCTATTGTTAAAATCTTATAAAAGTTACCAACAACCATTGAGCCAACAGCTGTTACTGTTGTTGGTCCATCATTGGCTTCTTCAATTGGATTTTTAATAAGAGCCAATTGTCTAAAGTCATTTGAATCAGGAATTGTAGCTGATTCATCACCTGTCCATGTAGTATTAATTGTTACATAGTGTGAACGTAAGTCATTATTTGGGTCTTTACCAAATCCACCTGGAGGACCAATCACTGGTCTTACTGCACCATTTGAACCTGAACCACCTGTTACTGTAACAATAGCGTGGGTATAACCCGTACCAGCATTAGTCATTACAATATCTGTAATAGCTCCACCAGTTACTGTAGCTGTAGCCGTAGCACTTGCACCATCACCGACAATAGCCAATGTTGGAGCTGAAGTATATCCAGTTCCTGCAGTAGTTATTTTCATATTATATATAGCTCCATCAACTGCATTAGTCTGTACACTCCATTGATTAATCAATGCTGCGTCAGAACCTCCAGCTGGTGCTTCTTTAATAACCCTACTTGGTATGAATGATGCTGTTAAAAACTTTGTCACATCAGTTGACGGGATTGTATACATGTATTTCCATATATAGCCATCTGTTGCTGAAAAATTAATTATACCTGTTGTTTGAACACCACCTGGTGAAACGTCTGGGTTTGTTGTACTTGCTCCTGCTCCAGATTTCAAACAAAGATAAACGTTATTATTATCTGAAATAACGTGATATACTTTGCCTTCAATGTTGGTGTCTTGGTCATCATATTCTATATACGTAGTACCAGAAACCCATAGGTTCCTTGGTGCACAATGAATAATATCTGTACTAGCAATTTTCTTCATGGCAAACATGTTTTCCCATAAAGTATTATTAGTATAATCATTTTCATATGGGGTTGTTGGAACTGTATCATCAGTCCACGCATTAGGCCGTCCCAAGGCCATATAGAATGTGTTTGATGCAAGACTAGCTAAGAATTTATCTGTTGTATCTAATCTAAATTTGCTAGTTATTATTGCTGCCATGTCTTTTCCTTTATTATGTTATGAAATCACGAGTGAACTTGCTCCACCCAATCCGAATTGTAAACCTATATTGTTATTTATACTATCTGCAACTGTATAATGAGAAAAATCTGAATTTGGACCTAAATATCTGAACTTCATATTATCCCAATGATTCCACATACCTATTCTGCCGCCACCCGAACCAATATTATAAGTTCCAGTTGTAGTAAATGGTATATGTGTCCAGCTTATTTCATATAAGTTTGAATTAAAACTTACTGGACCAATTTGTTCTGCAGCTAAGTTAAGATTAATCTTACCAGCTGGTAGTAACCAACCATACTGAGCTTGTGTATTTGCTGATGTAAGTAGTTCAATAAATATTGATATCTCACCAAAGAATATAAACCCAGCTGGGTGAATTAATCTTGTAAATGCATTCTTCCAATCAGCAATGTTCTTACCAGTACGTATTACATATGAAAACTTTTGATAGTAGTAAGAGTCTTGTAAATACTTCTTATTTGATAAGAAACCATTTGCTGTTGTAAACAAACCCTTAGGATATGTCTTAACCACATCAGCGTTTGACAATGCCGATGTAAATGTTAACCTATATTTAGTTGTACTTGATTCTGAATATACATCTTCTGTATAGTCTGTACCTGGTGTTTGATATACATCATTAACAAATACTACATCATCATCAAAGAATGCAGGGTTACCTGAATCAGCATTTCCACTAACTACTGTTGGTGTTCCACTAATTGTGAATACATTCCAAGGTGTATAGTTAGCTTGATTTGCTATTATATCAACTTGCTGATCTGTCCAATCTCCATCTGATGGTTCAAATAAATCTACAAATGGAAAATATGTCTCTACATCATCATCGTATATCATTCTAAAGAACGATGTTATAGATTCTGGTGTACCCCTACTTCTATAAAACTCAATAAGTCTTTTATAAAACATCCTTGGGTCTACAGCAAAATCTCTTGGTACTGCAATACCAATCTCATTCTGTAGTTCTGTAAGGAGGTTTTCTTCTACAAAATCAATATCTCTTTGGATATCAAGTGCATTAAGATAAAATCCAGATTTATTAGTACGTTCTAAGTATAAAGCATATACTTTAATAAATTCAACAAGGTCAGGATAAGCAGCTTGTATATGTTCAGGTATTAAATCATTTACATATGATGATATATTATATTTACCTAAAGTCGACATTAGTTAGCCACCGTTGTATAATCGATACCAGCAGTTGTACCACCAGTAGCCATAGTATCTATTTCTCCTGTTATCGTTGCGGTTGAGGTATTAATAGTTAGTAGTTCATTTCTTGTAGGTGATACATCAGAAGATGCCGGCTTAACCGTAACATCAATAGTAGTTGAACCTGTAGGTAATGCTGTTGGAGCAAAACTATTTAATGTTATAGTCCCAGCTTCTTCATTAACATCACCAATATTTGTATCTAATACTAAATTAGCTGTATCAACTATTTGAATAATTCGTGTATCACTTGAACTATCATAAAAATCTTTAAGTTGGGCGTCAACACCACTAAATGTAAATATGGTTGAGGTTACATAAGAACCTGTAGTTCCTGTAGTAGCATCTATATCGGTTAGTGCTTGATTAAATTTAAGTGTATATTTAGTTGATGTACTAAGCACTGGTGTAATCTTTTTAGTCATCTTAATACGAGTGATATTAGATAGAATAGCAATATTAGTATCGTCTATCTTTTTAAGAACATTTGAGTCTCTATATACTCCACCAAAACTCTTTAACGTATCATTATTATATGTCACAAGCGTATTCCTTATTGAGGTTGCAAGACCAGATGCTGTAACTGTAGCAAGGTTAGGATTATACTTGAAGTAAACTTCTAAGTCTATATAGGTGTATTCTGGGTCGACAAGAACCGGAGTGATGGATACAACATTTTTTGGCTTAAGGATGTTTGTCTTTATTGTTGCTTTTTGAGTATCAGTTAATACTTCAGCAGACAATGGCTTAATGCTTATGTATACCTTACCATAGTCTGGTACATCATGGTCTTCACCACCCCATACTTGAACAGCTTCAATGTCGGCAAATTCATTTTTAATAATAGCTTTATAATCATCGGGCGTAACAGCTCTATTTTGAGATACATGAGATAATGGTGCATTAAACTTGATAGCTTCTTTAGTTTCTCTTGCAGCACCACCAGTAGCTTTAGTTACGAGTGTGACTGTCTCATTTGTATTAGTATTAAGTGAATCTGTCATGGTAAATACAGTAGCGCCATTGACGTCAGTACCAGAAGCTATCTTAGAGTATTCAATCACAATAGAATTTCCATTTCCTGGTCTCTTACCAATGATATTATCACCAAACTTAACTTCATAGTATCCGTCTCTACCTTCTTCTAAAAAGAATACTTCACTTGTACCGTCTAAATCTACTACGTTACTATTTAAAGTATAAACTTTAGATGCAGTTGTAGAAGCGGAATCTATTACAGTAACTTTAATAGACTTAGTATTTATATTAATATTAGGAATTAAATATTGTTCAAATGTATTATTTTGATATGTATATGATATGCTTGTTAACGTACCCTGTTCAATTGCAATGTTTAAGAAATTCCAACCAGTAGATGAATCAAAATTTATAGTATTTGTTATTGAAGCAAACATTGGATATGTAACACCATCAATACTAGTAGAAAACTTAGTACCTCTTTCCATAGTTAATGGGAGTGGATCGTTATTTGCATCATGATTCCATAAAGGAGTTTCTGTATCATCATAATTCATCTTAACATTTATATAAGCAATTGAAGGAGAAATAGACCTTGGTGTATATCCTAATAGTTTAGCATGACTAACTACTGAACTTCGTAATTGAGCTGTGTCTAAAAATGTTTCATTAAGCGCAAAGTTTGCATTCATAGAGTTTATGTGCGTTATGTAACTTAATACGTCAATGATGGTTGCCATTGCAGAGCCATCATAATTATAATCGTTGAAGGTCGTATCTGTCGCCTTCATATATGCAACTATGTTTGTCTTTATCTGATCAAAGTCTAGTTCACTTGCTGAAATTCTGCGTTCTATTGCCATTATCGTAATCTCTCTATTGTGGTTGCTATATTTACTATTTCATTACTTGATTTAACTCTACCAGTAACTGTAATGTATATTTCATTCTCATCAGCCTTAGCTTGAATGTTTGTATTAAGTACTTCTATTCTTGGTTCCCAATTTTTTAAAGCTGTATTAATAGATGTAGACATATTTGCTGCTGTTATATTTGACATATTTTCAAATAAATATGCTCTTAAGTTAGCACCAAAGTTCCAATTAAATGGTCTCTCTCCATGATTCGTTCTTAATATATTTAATACACTTTGAATTATTGAAGCATTATCTTTCTTTATCCCAACATCATTAGTATTAGGATTTTGTTTAAAGGTAAAATCCAAATCTTTATAAGTTGTTTGTCGTGCTATCGTTGCCATATATCTTATTTATACTATTTAGGTGGACCAGTGTCAACAGTTGGTGAATCAAAATCATCATGAACATGGGTATTAACTATAACATCTTCTCTTGACAATTTTAATTCTTTGGTTATATCAACATCACCATCTAATTTTATTAAGCCTTCACTTGTTATTGTAGTAGTACCTTCAGTATTAACAGTTATGTCACCCGTGCTTGTTAAGTTACTTGTACCAGCAACATTTGCATCAAGACTACCTGCTACAACAATATCTACATCACCACTTACAACAATTTTAACATTACCTCTAACTTCAAGTGTATCATGCCCCATTACTAACTGATAATTATCTCTTACAATAGTTTCATTCTTTGTACCATTTGGATCTATCTCATATCTTGTTCCACTCTTATGTCTTTCTGTTATACGTTCTACTCCTGGAGTATCATCATACTCTTTAACATGACCACTCTCTGTTTCAAATACATTATTATATGGATATACTGGAGCATATGTACTAGGGGGTTGATACAAACCAGTAGGGTCTTCTGTATTTGGGTCTGCTCCAGCTCTTACTCTAATATTATTATCTTCTGTACCATCAGTCTTTGTAGGAAGAGAACCCATCACCATAAACTCTTGTTGTGCTGGATCTTTAAATATACCACAAACTAATGAACCAACTAATAAATTTACTGAATGTCCTACACCACTTTTAGCTGGTGTATTTGCAGGCATCATAACCTCTGACCATGCAAGGTCTTTTTCTTTTATATTATACTCATCACCTTGCCTATTATCATGTGACCCATATACACGAACTCTAACTCTTCCGAGTTTTAAAGGGTCTGTTACATTTTCTACTATTCCAAATAACATTATTCTAAACCCTCTCTTACTAATCCTATATTTTGTGAATATTGCATTATACCATCATCCATAATATACCTATGATTAATATTAGCAATTAAATATGTTCCATCTGTTTTTGTTATTGATACCTGCCCTCCACCCTGTGCAACATTAATAATCATTCCACATCCTACACCAGGAATAGCTACAACATTAGATGCATCTAATGTTGTATTAAATAATCTATACTTCATATTTCTTATTATCTCTTCAGATACTAAACTTTCTGGGTCAAATAATGATTTTTGTGGATAGCTTGTTATTTGTCCAGCTGGTCCATCTGCTTTTTCAATATTACTATATAAATTTTTGCTAAGTTTCATTTTTGTTATTTCAACATCAGTTGTTTCCATTGGTGGAAGAACTTTATTTGTTGTTTCAGAAACATTAACCTCTGTAATTTTTTGTCCCCACATACCACCTGATAATTTTCCTATAAAATTTTTATTATAATCTGGCATAGCAAATGACATGGTAGACCCTATAGTTGATGAAACACCAGTAGTATTATCTAATGTCATCTCATCAGAATGTATTTGAAAATTATCATAATGAGCACTCAAAAATTTATCATTTTGCATAGTATCTATAGATGTAAATCGTGTCATACCTTGATCTATTAATCTTTGATATAAAAACATTGGAGTATTATTTTTATCATGTGCAGTATTTACTACAGTTCTTATAGCATCTCTTGCAGAAATATTAGGTACAATATATTTTCCTTTAGAAGATGTTTCAGAATCAAGTACTAATATAATTTTTTCACCATGAGTTTCTTTCCATAAAGCAGTAAGTATATCATTT